TTTTAATAAAAGGTAATACTTTTCTACAATAATCATTATTGAAAAGTAAATTTCTCAAAATAGTAGTTTCGACTTTTTCCATTACTCCTCTAACTATGGATTTCGTTTGTGGTGAGGAGCATCGAATACAAAAGTAATTCTAACTTCATCACCAATATTTTCAGCACTATGGGGAAGTTTATTGTTAAACCAAAAGAAAGTTCCTGGTTCAACAATCATAGTTTCATCCCCTACACTATACCTGTATTTTCCCTGAATGGAAAGGTGGTATCTATCTTTTGTGAGATAATAAGTCCCCTCATCAATATGAGTTCCAACAATCTCACCAACAGGCAAAGAAAGAAAAGCACAACGACGTATTTTCTTAAAATATGTCTTTAAGAATTTAAGAACTTCTGTGTGCTTTTCGTATGCTGGGGTTTGAATACAAATTTCAGTATCACCAACATATTGCCCTTCCTTTTCTATTCCACCCATTATCAGTTGAAGAACATCAACTGTAACAGTATATTTTGTTGGGTCAAGTTGTTCTATTTTTTTATCTTTGATGTTTTTTTGCGAACCCCAATCTTCTGGGTTCTTCTTTATTTGTTCTAATATTTTAGATACATCAATTCCAGTTTTTATAACTCGAATGTTTTTCATTTATAATGTAGATAAGTATGAAGCAAATATTTGGGATTACTTACAGGTGGTTCTGCTTTATGTGGAAACATCCAAAATGGTGGAAACATGACAAGTGTTCCCTGTTTTGGAGTAACTGAAACATCTTTAAATTTTGTTTCTCCACCAGTTTCAACATCATTCAAATACCAAAAGAAAGATAGAAACCTTCTTGCTGTTGCGTGATTAACTACATCAACGTGTGTATCAAATTTATCTATACCATCGTTGTTGTATCTTTTAATTCTAAATTGCTCGAATGCGTGAGTTTCAGGGAAGACACGAGCATCAGCAAATTCATAATACTTATTCTTATATTCAAACGTTTTGTGAATTAGATAATTATGAACATTTTCTACCTCTTCATTTAACTTACAATTTTCTGTAAGATTAAATTGAGTGAATTTTTGTTTTCCATTATTATCAATTTCTTCATACCTGTCTGGAACTTGTTCGAATAAACTAATAAGAAACTCACAAACATTAGGTTCTATTGAATTTTCATAAATGTGAATAAAATCATTTAGTTCATCCATAACTAAACTCTTTTCTTGCGATTTCGTCAAGTGCTTGCATTACTTCTGGAGTAAAATACTTTTCTGGATTTTTCAGTATTTCTTTTGCGTAAAGTTTTTTACCATCCATTTCGTACCTACCAGCAACATTCTTCCACAACCCACCCAATTCTCCAAGTTCAAGCAAACCATAATACCTATCAAGACCACGTTCATCATAAAACAAACGAATTTCAACATCTTGATTTTCTTTGCTCAAACGAGACTTAGCAGTCTTTGCCTTGATAATGTTTCCAATGACTTCTGTTCCTTCCTTCTCCTTTTTCTTTGAGAGGTGAATAATGGTAGAAGCAGCATACTTAAGACCACTACCACCACCCATTTCTTTAGTAGGAACATAAGCACCAATAACATCATAAGTATGATTGGTTACAATCATAGGAATTTTTGCCTTTCCAAGTTTCAAGGTAACCATACGGAATGCACCTTTAATGAGTTGAGATTTGGTCATGTCCCTAACTTCTTTGTCATTCAGGGCATCACTAATCTCTTTACTGGTGGAAAGCATACCTAAAGAATCCAGAACAAACATACAAGGACTACGTTCCCCTTCAGGTTTCTTTAGGTAAAGGTCAACTGCCTTCAATGCCGTTCCACGAAATTCTTCAACTGTGACCACGTTGACAACAACCACTCTACTTGTGTCGATACCTCTACTCTCCAGTAAGGATCTGGTGATTGCAGCCTCAGTATCAAAATACAAGCAGTATCCAGTAGGATTATTATCAAGAAAATTTTTGACCACTGCCAAACTAAAGAAAGTTTTTCCAGTACTACTTTCACCTGCGATTGCAGTGATTTTATTACCAGATACGCCACCAAAGATACTCCCAGATACAAGAGCATTAAATATGTACGAACCCGTGTCCACATAAGTTTCAGTCTCGTCAATATCTGATGCCAGTTGTGTGTATTCTCCACCGATTTCTTTTACAATGTCTTTAAGAAAATCCATAGTTATTTACCTTTTTGATATTTGTAATTGAACCAATAGGCCCAAAGTTTATTATATAACTGTTTATTGCCTTTAACAGATTCTATAATATATTTACATTCTTCTTCTGTAATTGGAAGTTCCATTAGTTAAAAAATGATTCTAAGTTTACAGTTTTTTCTACTTTCCAGTTAATTGCATCCAAAATTACTTTCATTGGTTCTAAAAATGCTTTACTGAATTGTAAGTCATAATCAATGTATTTGTCTAGTCCAAATTCCTTTGGAAATTCTTGAATATAAGAAATTACATTCTCACGAATTGGATTTGGAAGTTTTAAATAACAAAATTTAATCTTCTCTCCATTTTGAATTTTTGCATACTTCTTATCTAACTTTTTTTCTTTAATTAGATGATTATAAAGAATTGCTCCTCTTGCGTGAATAGGAGTTCCTTTACAATAAAGAGTTGATGAAGATTTATGTTTATTCACATCATTAATTGAACGTGGAAATGAAATTTCTTCTGGAGGAAGTTGATTGAATGCTTTACGGAAATTATCTATAAAGGTAATCATTTCGTCTTCTGTTTTAGTCATTACAATTTTAAGAGCATCCTTAATCTTTTGACGACAAGGAGCAGGAGTGGAAGATTTAACTGCTTCTAATCCCATAATCTTTAATTTAGGTTCATCATACCTAACACCTTCACTATCCCAAACATTCAAGATATAACGTTTCTTAGCAGTCCAAATTCCACGGTCGGCAATATTCTCCCGTTTCATCTGCATCTTCTGGTCGTAGGCATTCACATAGTCCGCCAGTTCTTGGTAAGAACTCTCAATATATTTTTCAAATTCCACCTCACAGACCTTATCAAGGAACCCAACAATTTCCTCAGTAGTTTTTTCTCTTCCTTTGTATACAGTCTCAACAAAAGGACCCATATTAAGGTAGATAGAATCAGTATCTGAAGCAATAACATAATCAACATCATTTGTTTTAAGAATTTTGTTTAGGTATGAATTCATTTTACATTCAATCCAACGAATGGAAACTTGTCCAGACATTGTGATTGCTTCGGCATTTGCTAGTTTATAATACCGGAAATACTGATTTCCAATAGCACCATAAGCACTATTAAGAGAAATCTTTTTTGCCATTTGGATATTGTTGCATCTAGAAATTTCTCTTTCCAATTCTTTCGTTTTGGTCTTTTCGTATTGTTGTTTTGCCTCCAACATCTTTTTCTTGAAGATTACACGGTCATTATACATTTTCTCCATTAGTTCTGGAAGAAAACCACGAACGTCTTTACGATACATCGCACCATTCGGACATACAGCATAATCACTATATTTTTCAAGAGCAACTTGTCGTTGTAAAATTTTATCAACAGTTGCACTGGGATGTCTCTCATCCAGAAGAGTTTCTGGAGAGATGTTATATTGCATAATCAAATGAGGATACAATGAGTTAAGGTCAAATGATACAACCCAATCATACTTTCCTGGAATCGGTTCCTTAACATATGCCCCCGCAAATTTATCACTCTTTTCTGATCTATCCTTAGGAGGAATAACAATATTCCTTTTCTTTAAATAATTATAAATGATTGCATCCCAAGTTCTTACCTGAAAGAATACATCATTAAAATTTATTTTTGCATCATAAGCCATTGTAAAACATAGTTCGATAAGTTTCATCTTATCTTCCAATTGGTCTACAAGTTCTACGTCTCGAATATTATAATCAATAAACTTCTGCCAATCCTTTGTATAAAAATCTTTAAAAGTCTCAAACTCAGAGTGGTCTAATTTCTTTTGACCTAATTCTACATTTGCAATATGGTCTAGACGATAAGATTCTTGTGCCTTATAAGTAAACTTCTTATAAAGGTCAAGATAATCAATAATTGAAACCCCAGCAACTTCATAAGAGATTTGTTCTCTTCCTTTAATTACAAGTTCTTTTCTGCGAATATTTCCCCAAGGAGAAAGACGACGTGCTTCCTTTTCACCGAGAATTCTATCAATTCTTCCAGCAATATAAGGAATATCATACAACTCACAATTCCATCCAGTAATTACATCTGGAGTTTCTCTTTCCCAAAATGCGAGAAAGTGCTGAATCAAATCAATCTCATCCTTACACTCAACATACACAACGTCCTTACGAGTATTAATATAAGGACGAGAAGCAAAACAAATAATATGCTTTGTTGCGTAGTTTTGTAGTGTGATTGCTAGAAGTTCTTCGGCACAATCAAATACATTTGGAAATCCATTCTCAGAAGCAACCTCAATGTCAATTGTTACGAGACGAATTTTTTTAATATCAAACTTAATCTCATCTTCTGGATATGTTTGAGAAATATATTGTGCTTTGTAATTATCATTACCATAAACAGTAAATCCTTCTACATTTTCATATTTCTTTAAAAATTCCTTACAATCAGAAATCTTTCCAGGTTGAATTGGTTCAACACTCGACCCATCAAGAGTTTTATACTTACTTTGTTTTTTAGAAGTCACATAAAGAGTTGGTTGAAACTCTTCCTCTGACTGAAAATACCTACCGTCTTCATAACCACGAACCAACATTTTATTAAATTTTTCATAGACGTTGGTATAAAATCTCATTTTGTAAGTTCAGTATATTCATTAAGTAGTTCTTTTGTGGGTTCAACAAGAGTTAAAATCTTATCTGAACTCATCATAATTTCTTTGTCATTTGTAATTCTATTCAACCAAGGGGAAAGACTTCCATCATCAGAAATCAAATATGGTTTTACTAATCTACAATTTGGCTCTCCAAAATCAACCAATACTTCTTGAATTTCAGTGATTAAATTCAACTGATTCATTAAGATTAGAACTTGAACTATCGGGTCCGACATCATTGGTTCTTCCGATGGTTCCCCCATCATTTGATCCACTGACATTGTAATTTCCTCTTCCATTCATTCTCTCCTCATAAGATTTTTTTAAAGTTGCTGCTGGTTCTACAATTGTAACTACCCAATCTGGGTTAATCGCAATATCAGTATCATCGGACAAAGGAACCCAAGGATATACTGAGATATTATATGCTCTCGTTTCTGGTTGCTCTGAATCTTCCATCAATACTTGTGGTTGAGTCAGTTTAACAACATAAGGATTAGAAAAAATATAAGAAACAATTTTATTTGTTTCTTCTGAGATTGCTTCTCTAATATCTGCGATTACATCTTCACCAGATTTTAATAATGCTAGTTTTACAGTCATTTTACTCACATACCTGTTGGAATTATAGCACAAAAATGGGGGAGCGTCAAACTGGATTTTGCCAGTTGCTCCCCTTGCGGCAACAATAGTTGTGAGTAGCCCACTACTATTTATTTAAGTTCATACACTTTCCTTTTCTGATGCTCTGGAATGACTCTATTCAGTTTAATAGTAAGTAATCCATCCTCAAAAGAAACATCACCAACAACCACATCATCTGATAAAGTCCAAGTGCGTGTAAATGCTCTCTTTGCCAATCCCTGATGTAAATATTCATCACTACTATCACCAGATTTCTTTGCTTCTACAAAGAGTTTATTCCATTCCGTAGTAACTTCAATATCTTCTCGTTTATATCCAGCAAGTGCGATTTCTAATCTAAAATCAACACTACTTTCTTTGACTAGATTGTATGGTGGATAGTTAGTATGCGTCTCAAACGCAGTATCAAACCTTTTAAACCACTCGTCCATTCCAATACTATTTTTTTGAATTTCTAATAGATACTTAGCAGTTTCTGGTACTGAATAAGTAATCGAACTTGTTCCGAACATAATAGACCTCCTTAAAGCGTCTGTAAGTGTATAATGTCCCCGAAGGCAACATCATTAGTATATATGAAAGAACATAAAAAAGGGGAGTGTTGAACTCCCCACTTTCTTATTCGGTTTCTTCTTCAACACGTTTCTTTTTGGCACCAATATTGTACTTAGTCTCCAGAATCCAATCTGCTTTGTCCTTATAAGCAAGAACTTTGATTTGATTTAATGGAGCAATATCAGTAATACCTTCTGGTTTGACGATTGTAATCAATCCCCAATCAGCAAGAAGTTGAATAATACGATTACGACGTTGTACGTCATTTACAGTAAGATTTGCGTGTTTACCATCTAAAGCAAACAATTCTTTAAAATGTACAAGGTAGTATCTACCTTGCTTATGAAGAATATGGCAAGATTGGTAAATCTTTTTCTCTTTACGTGATGCGACACCAATACGAGTGAGTGTTTCACGAACCTTCAAAAAATCGTCAGGTTCATTCAAAATCACTTCAACCATTTGGTCTTGCGACCAAATCACAATAGGTTCATTTACAACACTCATTTTGTTCCTCCAGTTTCAAGTTTTGATTTAATAAAATCTAGTTGTGTTTTTGTCAGAATTCTCAAAGCTTGCTTTGCCTTCTCATTACTATAACCATAGTAAGATTTGACTATTTCAAGGTCTTTAATTTTTTCTTGTTTTAACCAAGGAGAGAATCTCTTCTTTTTCCTAATTATATTTATAAAAAAATCATATTGAAGTTTCTTATCCAATGAGGAGAACTTATTCATCTCATTTGCGTACATTAAACAATCAATATGGCCCGACAAACATCTGTTAATAATATAAGGAGCATACTCCTTTATGGAGGAAGGGTCTTCATCCATAATATTTTTTTTATTTTGATTGATTGAGTTCAACCAATCTTTCAATTCAATTTTCATTTATATAAGTTGCTGGATGAAAATTACAATACTCATTAAACACAATCTTACATTCCTTATGAGTAAGATTACAATACTGTGCTGCCTTTGGGAGATTCCACTTAGCAGTAAAAAGCATTTCCATTGCCTCTCTTGTTTCAGGTCTCATTGTTCATCACCAATAGAAAGTCCAACTTTATATTTCAAATAACTATGATCCAATCTCACCTTAGTAGTATCGGGAAGAATTTTTGTAGGAACATAATAAACCTCAGAAGAAGGTAAATGAACAAATGCCATATGAGATACCATATTCTTATATGGTATTCCTTTTTTATTTTGTATAGAAAAATGTTTTTGAAGTCTAGCAGTACATTTGCACTGAACTGTTTCATAAACAGTTCCCCTTTTGACTATAAAATCATATCCCCAAATATCTTCAACTGGTTTTAAAACTTCGTATCCATTATGCATCATTAGATTTTTAAATTTATCTTCAGATATCCTCCCCAACGACATTTGCCTATTGAGAAATCTCATATCTTCATCATAAAATATTTCATCACACTGCTTATAATGCTGTGATTTAATTTCTGCTAGAACTTCTAAAGCAGCATTTTTTAATCTTGGACTATTAATATCAACTTCTTGTGCTGTCAACTTTAAAGATTTATTGATATCAATCTTAGATGTAAGTGTATTTTCTTTAATTTTTCTTACCTTAAGATACCAATGTTCACCACCAAAAGCACTACAAACTAAAATCAAATTACCGTATAAAAAATTATTTTCAACATATTTAAATACAACTACTTTTTGATTTCTTTTCATTTGAAATTACACTCACACATAATTTCAGTTAATGCTGCTAAGAGGTTAATTTCTTGGTCAGCCACGAACGCACATTGGTATTGGTACTTAGCAACAATAAGAACGGCAGCAGGAATAGATTGGGGTGAAAGGCAATCATAACAGGCGTCATACACCCTGCGAAGAACGAGACCAGGGTCGTTATCCAAGTTGGCGACCACCCACTTTCGGACTTCAGAAAAGTTTTTACTTTTGAGATGAGTGATAAGGTCATTTACAGCAACATCAGAAAAAGACGCAAGAATACCACTATCTATTTCACCACTAACAGAGTATCTCTGACACTCATTGAGTACCCGTCTCCAATCAGGAAAATGCTTATTGATTAGTTCGGCAAGTACCTTCGGATCATATTTGATGCTCTCTTCATCCAAGATGTTTTGTAAACGCTTGAAGAAGGATCCTGCCAACTGGGCTTTTTCTCTTCCTTTGATACTGAACTCGACCACAGCACATCTGGAGTGGAGGGGTTCGATAATTTTGTTTTTGTAATTACAGGTGAAGATGAATCGGCAGTTGTTATAAAATGCCTCAATATTCGCCCGTAGTAAGAGTTGTACATCGTTGCCTGTGTTATCAGCTTCATCAATGATGATGACTTTGTGTTTACCAGTTCCTTGAAGTGAGACGGTCGAAGCAAAGTTCTTTGCTTGGTTTCGTACAGTATCCAGGAAACGTCCTTCGTCGGATCCGTTAATGACATAAAAATCTACTCCTAATTCATTACATAGTGCTTTTGCTACTGTGGTCTTACCAACACCAGGAGGACCAGCAAGAAGCAAATTTGGAATTTCACCTTTATTTAGAAAGTCATTAAAAGTCTTCTTGATGTTATCAGGAAGAATACAATCTTCAATAGTTTTTGGACGGTATTTTTCCACCCACAAGAAGTCAGTTCTGTCTGTGTTCATAATTTAAATAAGTTCAAAGGTAATAATAATCTGCGAATAATCTCAATCTCTATGGACTTTCATTTTATCAATCACATAATTTGCTTGTGTGAGACCATTACTATCAGTAATCTCTGCTTTCGTCATATAGAAGATAAGAGTAGAACCTTCGGCAAGTTGTTCTTCAATACCTTCCATAGTTCCAAATTTCCCAGTTCTCATAGGTTTTGGAATTGAATTGAGTGCGTCTTCAATTGTTTGTCGTTGTTCTTGTGTTAATTTAGAAGTCATAATTAAATCCATTCAGGTTTTCTTTCAGGGATGCGAAGATAGTTTTCAGCAACCCAAGGTTTGGAAGCAATATACATTTTGTAGGCAGTGAATGTATCAATACTTTCATCAAATTTGTATTCGTCGGGCATTGCCCTTGTGAATTCTACCACATTTTTGTAGATGGAAATTTCTTTTCCACTTTTAGTAGCAAAGATATTCTCTGCTACTTCAAGTCCTTTCATACAAGCGTGGTCTTTACCATAACGATGCCGATACTCATTACAAAGAGCAAATCCGTGCCGAATCAACCAAGCAAGGTTCTCGTGGGATTTTGCTGCCCATTGAGTACAAGGATGATTACGGAACGCACCCTTCTCTGTACTATAAGGGGTTCCATCCTTTTTGGGAATGTACCCCCAATCATAGTACCACTTGGAGAAAATGACGGAGACCATTTGACAGGTCTCCAAAGGCATTTTCACTACGTGTTTGTCGGGAAGTGCCACGGCAGAAAGCACAGGACACTCATCGACGACAAAAATATTCATAATATAAAGTTAAAAATCAAGAAAAATTGGAGTCTGGTTCCAAAGTGATCCAGTAGGTCAAATTATACCGTTCATTTGTGAACTTGGACAGAAGTTTTTCTGACACAACCACATCATAAGAACCAGGAATAATCTTGATGTTTTCTACCTTGAAGTTGAAAGTAAATTCCTTATCGGTTTCACCAACAACGATAGAGTATTCGTTGGAAGTATCATTCTTCTTATCACGAACAACCAAACGAATTACACCTGCTTCACCAACAGCAGAAAGGTCTGGAAGTTGATAAACTGATGCTGCTTTGATAAGTTTATCGAGTTGTGAATGTTCTAGTTGAAAACAAACATCATTAGAAGGAAGTGTAATTTCTTTTTCTGGTGGTGATACAATTACTTCTGGATCAGCAAAGAAATACTTCACACGACGTTTTCCTTCACGGATAATAACGTGAGAATCATTTTCAAAATCAAGGTCAGGATCTTGGTGTAGTCCTAAACCATTTAGAAATTGGTTGAGGTCATAAATCGCAAAGTTCTTTGAAAATTCTTCCTTGATTGTTGCTTCCGCAAGAATATTCTTCATCACAGAAATTGTGCGAAGTTTAGAACCTTCCTTAACCAGAATAGACTGATTAATTGAAGCAAAGTTTTTTAGAATAGTAATAGTAGATTCAGATAGTTTCATAATTTGTGGTTTAATTTTCACTTATTTTCAACGAGATTGAGATGATTAATCAAAAGAATAGTATAGTGTAGAACTTTGAACAAGTCAGCACGAGGAGTTCCTTTGGTATCATATCGGTCAGTATACTTGGTGATATTACCAGCACAAAATCCTTCACGACGATTATGTTTAATCTTATCAAGGGTTTGTTCTGTTCCACCACCAGTCCTATCAACATAATGCTGGTTATAAGTACCAGAAATATATTGTTCAAGTTGTTTCAGAATTTTGTCTTCGTTGTATTTCCAGAAACCATTAGCATTTGTATTTTCAGTCATATTCATAGGAGTTTTTGTAACATCAATTAAACCAGTTATTTCATCAAGTTTTACTGTAAACTGATTGAAATTTCTTTCATCTTCAGGTCCAAACATAGTAAAGAAAGTCATAGTAACCTTTACCAATCATACCAAAAAACCAAAGGTCAGTCAATCATTTTGCTAAATCCCTTAACCTTATCAAACTTGATAACTCTATCAAATTTATCAATCAATTCGTCTGTCTTATGTGAAATCACAAATATATTAGTATCTTTTATCACATACTTAATAATTCTTGTAAAATAATCTGTTCCCATAAAATCCAAAGAGCTATCAAATACTTCATCCAAAATAAGAAGATTGGTATTGACTGAATTTTTCATTCTTGCAATTTCTCTCCAAGTGAAAAGAATAGCAAGATTGATTCTCATTTTTTCCCCTTCACTAAAACTTTCATATGTAAAATCTTCGTGAATAGGAGATTTGATTTTTTCATTAAACTCTTCATCAAGAGTAAAATTAATATAAAAGTCCATCATTTGCAGATACTTATTAATCTGCTGATTCATAAGAGGAAGATACTTCTTAATAATTTTACCTTTAATACCACCATCTTTCATCAAGGAATGTGCGAAGTCAAAATAAGAAACATCTTCTTTATTCTTTGCTTTTTCGGTTTGAATTAAATCCAAAGTTTGTTCTAATTCAATTAATGCTTTTCTTTCAGTATTTCTATTTTTAATTTTGTTGGTAATGTCTTGAATTTCTTGGTCAAGGTCTCTTGATTGTTTATTAAGTTGGGAAATTTTAACATTGTTATTAGAAATTTCATTGTTTAAAGAACTAATCTTTTTTGAAACGACATTGAATTCACGTTCTCTTTTTTCCTCCTGTTGGATTGCTTCTTTCAATTCATTATAACCTTGCTGAAGTTCCTTTGCTTTGGTTTCAGATTCACTGACTTTATTTAATCTAAATTCTTCTTCAATAGTTTGAGTACAAGTAGGGCATACCGAATTATTATTAAAAAACTTATGTTGTTCTGTAATACTTGATACTTTTTCTGAAATCTTACCCTTTAAATTAGAAAGTTGTTTCAGTTTCTTAGATGCGTCTAAAAGGTTCTCCAACTGGGGTTGAAGAGTATTTGATACTTCCTCTACCTTTTGTGTATTCTCTGCTGATAATTGGTCAATATAAGTGGTAATAGAAGTGATTTTATCTTTTTTCTTTTCTATATTTTCTTTACCACTTTTCTCAATACTTTCAATAAACTCTTTTTGCATCTCGACCTTTTCTTCAGTCATTGATTGCTTCAAAGAAAGTTCTTTAATTTTATCATTTGTATTTTTAATCCTATCTTTAATTACAGCATTCATCGCAGAAAAGATTTTAATATCCAACAAATCTTCTACAACTTCTCTACGATTTGCCGTAGATAACTGCATAAAAGGTACAAAGGAAGCACTACCCAAAATTACAATTTGAGTAAATGACTTATAGTTTAATTTTAAAATATTATCTTCTAGTTGTTTTTGTTGGTCTGCCGATGATGCTGCTTGATTTTGTAAGATGCCATCAATCCAAATCTCAAAAATATTTGGTTTAATACCTCTTTTTATTTTGTATTCTTTTGTTCCAATACTAAAATCAATCTCAACCAAGCATTCCTTTTCGTTGGTCGAATTGATTAATTGTCCTTTTGTAATTTTACGAAATGCTTTATTGAATAATCCAAAGCAAAGAGCATCAAGCATCGTGCTTTTGCCTGAACCATTCGCACCGACAATTAATGTAGTTTGAGTATCTGTAAATTTTATCTCTGTTGCTTGATTTCCAGAAGAAAGAAAATTACGATATGCGATTTGTTTGAATAGTATCATAATTTCTTGGTGGTATCACAAATTCATTTGGGGTAATTATAACATAATTATATCCATACATCTCACAAG